CCTTGATTTCTAAATTGCTCATATCCCTTAATCCTCCGGTCCTAAATACGTAATAACAGTTCCATTGATAGTCTTGGTTCTCCATGCAACTACCGTACCTTTATAGTTCATATACCCGCTGACACCCATTGCCCGCACACTGACCAAGTCCACGCTTGACAATTTATTTACGATTGTCGCTGCGCTGATTCTGTCCGCCTTGATCACGCCGGAGGATGTCCAATTTGCGACTTCCATGTAATTTGCTTTTACTGTACCGGCACTGATATAATTAGATTCCACGTTGCTCAGACGAGCGCTCACAGCATTCAGTGAATCAATAGTCGCCTTTGTAGCAATCAGGTTGTTTAACTCCAATTTGGTTATATTCAAGTTCTCAATGGTCGCATATTTTACTACCATCTCATCTGCATTGACGATACCAACCAAATCTATCCTTTCGGCTTTGATTTTTATGCTCTCCGCCGTCTGATTGATCTCAGATACGATATTGTCCTTGGATACCTTGGTAAGTATCTGCTGTGCATTGATGCTGATCTGTGCAGACAGATTTTCATTGACATCCTTCAGTTCCAGTTTGGTCTCTTCCACCGTCCGTGTGAGGACATTCGACTTGCCTTTCAGTTGGATAATGGACTTCATTATGCCATTGACCTGCCCGGTTCTGTACTCCTCGCCCTCCGCAGTATAACTGTCCTTTAGAGCCTGTATACCTTTCAACGTACGCTGCAGTATGTATGTATAGATAGTCTCCCGGGTCGTGTGCAGTAATATGCCATCCCCCACCTCCAGGCAGGGATTGCCGCGGGCTTCCACCTGTGCCGGACGGTACCATACGACACCGATTACGCTGAGGACGTTGTCTGCTATAGTCTGCAGGTCTGCAGCAGACTTGCCGTATACCAAGAAGTTATCTTCGATGATATAGCAGTTGTCCCCTGTGCCGGCGATTGCCCCGATATCATTTTCTTCCTGGCGAATCTGCAATTTATCAATGTGCTGAACTATGAAATCCTCATATTGGCAGGAGATATAATTATTCCGGGATACTTCTGTGGTGCCCATCGGATCTGCAGGATAAAGGTCATCTGCCGGATACAGCTCATCCGCCGGATACAGTCCTTCTATCATCTGCTCTAGCACCACATACCGTAATTTTCCATTTCTGCCGATATGTCCAAAGCAGCCATTGATCTCACAAATAGCCTCAATAACTGTCTTTCCTGGGAGTTCTTCGGGATCTATGGTTTTTTCTATTACCATATCATCGTTAACCAGCGTGATTTCTTCCTGCTCCACGCCGACATAGGCACAAAAGCTGTTGCGAAACTGCCGAAGTTTCATCGGAAATGCCAGGCTGTTATACCACCTGGATACCTCTGCATTCAGGATGTCGTACATGGCATCATAAGCTACGATATCTTTATACAGTCTGTCAGCTGTCGGTTTGTCCGAATATACCTTATACTCCCCCAACTGATATGGTTCGTCCTGACCTGCAAGCAGACTTGACACTTTCATTTTCTTGCCTTTGAAATTTTCTATCGTATCTAGCACCTTTATTTCAAAGGACGATGCATTACAGCATCCAAATCGCAGCTCCTGTTCATCGCATATGGACTCCGTTATCGTCATTGTCTCTGTCTGGTATTCAGCATTAGTCAGTGTTGTGCCTGACACCGGACATTCAATTATTAACTGTTTTTCTACCGAATCATCATAAAACAGATTCTTAATGCTGTTCTCCATTTAATACTCCGTCAACGTAAGTGTAAATTCATTGTATTCGATGTCTTTTTCATCCTCGCTCAATGTATGTATTGTATAGGTAGTATCAGACATGTAGAAAACACCTGTGGCATATTCCAAAGTTTCATCATTCCAATATGTGCACCTTACCCTTCGCTGGTTCTTTTCCGTCGTCGGAAGAGTTGCAAGTCCAATTGCATTATCAAATGCCATCCGTTCCTTAAGATTCATTTCCCGAATATTCAGCTTTAATTTTGTTTTGAAGTTCGGAGACGTTTCCCTATGTAACAAAATATTTGCATCTCTGTAGGCATCTATTTCCACTCTTTGGTTTGGAGTGCTCTCCCATCCATCAGCCAGCAGGAATGAATTAGGGAGAGTCACATCTCCGAATTTAATTAGCCATCCATTGAATTTTCCCGGCATTGCTCTCCCTCCTTCCTAAATAAATGCACTCTGTCCATGTGTATTCTTGTACATCCGATCTTGCCGCACCGTTTCCCGGAAGATCTCCCGCTCATTCAACTTTGCTACAAATGTATATATACCGCCACCGTTTTCCGCCTGTGCCTGCTTAAATGCCTCGATCATAGTTGCTAACGGTGTCTCAATGTTGGTCTGCCCTCTGGGCTGATCACCCAGGATTGCCGCAAATGGTTTGCCACCCTGGATCACTGCGCCATCTGCAAGTCGTGGCAAATCTGTCGGAATATTCTTTAAATTTGGGCTCCATGTCTGTCCACCCCATTTAGGTACCCAGTCGGGGATATCAATTTTAAATGAATTGATTGCATCAATAAGAGTATTCAAACCATTCAACCATAACTTTAAAAATGATTCAGCAATTATGTTACCGAGATTAGTAGCTTTCTTTGCATACACAATAATTGCATCAAATGCTCCCTTCCAGTCTCCTACAAATACACTCTTTACAAATTTTCCCAGCAAATTTAATTCATCTTTTAATGTAGACAATGCCTCCTCACCATTTCCGGCCCACACAACCACACCTGCTATAGCAGCTATTACCGCCATTACAGCACCGACAACTACAGTTGCAGCTCCGCCGAGTGTAATAAACACCCCGACCAGTATCGCGCCGGCAGAGATCAGCAATAATGTCATATTCTTGGCATTCAAACCGTTTTCTGTTATATCCTTCAGTGCCAATATCAGACCGGCTGCTCCTCCGACAATCAGTCCGATTCCTGCGGCTATAGGTCCAAACAATATCAATAACCCTACAACCGCCAGTGCCAGTCCAGCAACATATCCAACAATACCTTCCCAGTCCACACCGTTTTTCCACATTTTCACGTAGTTGTATACCATCAATGCGGCTCCTGCGATCAACATCATAAGTCCAAGTACCTCCGGCAAGTATGGTGCCAGTTCTTCTAAATCTTTCAGCAGACCAGCTATTCTCCATGCAAGCAGAGTGATTCCAATAAATATAGCCAGTGGTTTTATGATCTCCAATAATTTCTTTGCCTTTTCCAGCATTTCCACCATTTTAGGATTCACAGAAGCTTCTTCAAAAGCATCCTTACCGGTCAGTTCTCCTCCACCTGCCGTAGTTCCGCCCTGGTCGCTGAGTACATTCAGCTCGTCAAATGCTGCCAGCGCTTTCTTTGCAGACTTCGTAGTAGTGTCCAGCGACTTAGCATAATCAATATTCTGCTTTTTTGCTCGAGTATAAGTACTTTTCCCTTGCAGGATTGCCATAAACTGGGCAATTGCATCCGCCGCCTTGATCAGCCAGTTAATGAGCTTTACCAGATATGGGATAGCCATATTGACGATAGGTTCAAACGCTGCTGCCAGGCTGTTCTTAAACTGGGCACAGCTACTTTTCAGTGCAGACATCTGTGCATTATAGTCCTTGGAATATTGAGCAAGATTATGGAAGCCTTCTTTCATAGCGGATACCATTGCATTGAATCCCTTAGATATCCAATTAAATATAAATAAACTCAGCAGAATTCCCTTCAGTCGGCTTGCCATTGTAGATAACAGGCCCCCCGATTTCTTTGCACTGGTTCCGCAGGAATCCAGTGCTTTTCTTCCCTTGGATTCCAGTTCAGAAAAACCATTCCGGATTGTATGGACCTCTTTGTTGATTTCTGCAAGTCTGGCAGACAGTTCATCATATTCCTGATATCCGTCTGTGACTCCAGCCTTTTTCAACAGTGCCATCCGTTCTATGATCTGCTCCTGCTCCTGCATCAGGGCAACCATATTCTGATCAGCTACCACAGCATTGTTTTTTATATCAATCAGCTGTTGTTCTGCTGCCTGCTGCTCCCTGATCTTCTCTGCAATCTTCTCTTCCTTTTCGCTGACCTTATCAGCTGCACTGGCCTGCTGGTCAATCTGAGCCATGATTGCGTCTGAATTATACTGCTGATACCCTACCGTGTCCTGCGGAATCGTTGCTTCGCCTACCGCAGCGCTGGCCTTAGCCATTTCTGCCGCTGCCTCTTCGGCTTTCTTCTTATTCCGCTCCATGATACTGTCAAAATTCTTCTCGAATTTATCCCAGTCTTCTTTTGACCATCCCTCCGGTGTCAGGCTGGTGTCCTTGGCTTTCTCCTCCAGTTCATCCAGTTTTTTTCCGATGTGTTCAGCACCCTTATCCAGTTTTGAATTGTCCAGATCAGAATGTAACCTGATCTCAGTATCGTACTTTGCCATGATGCCTCCTTAATCAAAAAAGAGCCTGCTGACACCTATGCGGTATCAACTGGCTCACTGGCTCTCTGTCGACTTATTGATTTTGGCATATTTCATAAATTCATCTATTCTTGCCTGCTCCTCAGGTGTGATTTTCTCATCCTTTGGTGCCTTAATACAAAATATCTTTTTGGCGCTCCTATACGCGTTTTTCTCTTCCTGCGACATTTTTGAAGTAATCTTTTTCTGCCGTATATCCATTACATGTGTCAGGGAGTTCTCCTGAAGATTTCCCAACAGTCCCATAAATACAAACCAGTGCATCTTTGCCTTATTCAGATCTATATGATACTGGTTGCGGAAGGCTGCATATATTCTCCACTGGTCCATATCCCAGTCCATGATAATATCTTCGTTTTTCTTCTGTTGATAGTTGTCATGGTTAAATTCTGTCATGAACCATTCAATCGCCTTCGCGGCTTCCTGCGGTTCCGGACATTCCTTGGGAAATAGCAAATACGATGCAATATAAAATCGCTCCATATCCGATAAATCAGGATCCGACATGCACATGGACATTTTTATTCCCGTCCGGAAAGAAGCTGAAATAGGATATCCTTTCCAGTCTGTCGGAAGCTGATCCAACATAATATTAAACATATAACTCCCCCACTATTTATGGTGTCTTCGGTTTTGACGATTCCTGTTGTGATTTATGCTTCCGCCATCTCTTTCTCTGCTGTATTTCTCCCAAAGTTCCTTATTTCTTCCGTTTGCATATCTCTGTGCAATCGGGATAATCTGATCAAAAAAATCAGTAATCAGGATCGGACTCGGTGTGATCTCACCAAATACCTTCTTGCAGGTCCTTTCTCCGAACACTCTGTCAATGTCGGACATGATCTCGTTAGTTTTTCCAATCATGATCCGAAGCTGCTCTATTTCCGGTTTTCTCGTAAATTCTTCCGTAGATACATATTTTTTAACTTTTTCCAGATTATCTATCAGTTCTGTGAAATCTGCATAGAATTCCTGACTTCCAAAATTGCAGACAATCGTATCGCCATTGTCATTTACCTGTACTTCTGTGCCACCCTTAATAGCATTAATTTTTTCCATATATTACCATCCTCTCTGAATGTGATGGACGACAGAGAGGTGCGCCCACCACATATGTTAATATTGATTAACACCTGTATTATTTTGCGGAATCCGCTGTGAATGTATTGGTTGTGATATTAAATTTACCTTTGATATCATCACCAGCCTGCTTTACACTAAGCACATTGTGAACGTAATCCCCGCCATCTCCACCATTGGAAGTAACAGATACTGTACACGGCACCTTGATTGCTTTATAGGTTCCTTCCTCACCCTGTACCGCATCTTTTAAGCGTAGTCTTATAAAAGATGTGCGAGCCTTTGCGCCTACAGGAAGATCATCCACCAGTTTATCGATCATTTTCTGTACATCATCATCTTCACAGTCTTCCTTGTCCACATCAAATGCTCTCTGGTAGGACTTTACCTTATTGGATGCCTTTGCCATATTAATATAGTGCTTCGTATCCTCTTCCGGGTTCATCTCCTCTGTGAGGGATTCTACACCATCGCCCAGCAGTGCATACTTCTGTTCTTCGGCTCCCATAGTGGTATCAATGTAATGCCTTAAATCTTCTCTCATTTTTCCTGAGCTCCTTTCTTATATTCGATAAAAATTGTCATTTGATACAATGCTTCGTTCTGTCCATTCTCTCCCATAAAAAACGGACTTGATACTCCTACTGTTTTGACGGTTCCACCCTGGATATCAGGAAAGTTTCTGTTACGGTTCCTATCCTCGATCCAGTCCGTTAACTGCTCCATCCAACTTCCGTTTTCGATGCAGCTTTTATCCGTCTGAGTATCCAGTCTTACCACGAATTGATAGTAGTCCTTGTGGATTTCGACCCCGCTGATATACTTTCTCACATTAGTCATAGGCTCCTTGACTAACGCAAAATTGACGTTTCCACGCAACCGGTCTGTGTCGATATGTTTCATACTCTCCGGAGAGAATTCTTTCAGCCATTTTATAATAGATTGTGATACCGTCATTTCAGCAGTTCCTCCTGAAGTTTCTTCTCTATCTCTTCGAGTCCGCCATTCTGCAGCATACGGTCTGCCCAGTGTGCCCCTCGCAGTGTACCGTTACCATATTCCAGGCTTCGTGTTGTAGGGATCTTTTGCACATTTTTCCGGGATCTCCATCCATTCTCCGTCTGGAATCCTGCACAATGCAGATCCGGATCCTCATAGACGATGCCTTCCCACATGTAATGAGCGTACGGTGTGTTCCACACAACATCCGTATCATCCTCAATATGCCCGCTATCCCTGAGTGATCCCACATCAAACGGCACATATGGATCTGATAAACGTAATATTTCATTTGCACAGATCTGCTGCAGCCTTCCCTTTTCTTCCAGTCCCAGTGTCTTTATACATACCCCCGGATCAAAATTACGTGTCAAGCGTAAGGAATGATTTGCCATACTCCACCTGTTGCACCGGTGCAACTTTACCTTCCCACAACTTTAATGTGCTTTAATCTCGGTCTGCTCCGATTGTCGGATACCTCCGTAACGGTAACTGCATACTGGAAATCTTCTTTCAAATCCGTCAGACGATAGTGTTCGCCTATCTCTTTTTCTGTTTCTCCCAGGACTAGCTTATCCTGGTTTGTTCGTACATCCAGTGTCCAGTACTCTGCTGCCTCTTCCGCTGACAGCTTCCGGAATTTCTGCGGCTCCAGGTAAGGTTTGTTGCCATATCCCCGCTGAAAATCCACTGTGATGCTCTCAACCTTGCTTTCTGTCTGCACTCCGCCGGAAGATGTTACATCCGTTTTATTGTGACGCCACTGAACTCCCTTCACTACTGATCTGAGCCATACTTCATCGTCTGTCTTCGGATCTCTATGGAAATTATAGACTGTCATAGTGTCCGTAAAAAGAACGCTCATAGCGCACCTGCCAGTCCCGTACCGGATAATCCGGAACGTATTACAGAGGTTAGCTGTGTTTCCTTTTCCTGCGCTGTTGTAACCTTGTAAGACTCTGAATAACCGTCATTGCTTACGGATGTAATACCGGTCCCCATGCCAGATGCATCCTGCACTGCCATAGTATTGAGCAGCTGGCAAAATGTATCCTGGATCTGCACATGTACCTGCTGCTGAAAGTCCGTGGCCGTATCCTCGTCATATGCCTCCTCAAATCTCTTTGCCCGCATATGCGTAATTGCATTCAGCTTGATCTCTGCCAGTTTGGATAATCGGTTAAATTCATTCTCATCTGTGATGCTATTATAAAGGGAGCCGTATTGCTCCCACGTTATGTAAGACATACTGTTCCCTCCTCTTTTCTCTTAGCCT